TGAAGAACCCACCTAAGACTGTAAAAATGGAATGGGTCAAGGAATCAACAAAAGAGTCGCAGTTTGCGGCCATTAGAAGTGTTATGAAGAAAACTCTAAAAAGTAAAAAAACTTCTTGACTAACGGTAACGCCTATGAGATAATGGACACTATATGATAAATTTTCAAAAAGTGAGATACAAGAATTTCCTGTCGACTGGTAATAAGTTCTCGGAAATTCAAATCGATGATACCCGCACTTCCCTTATGGTAGGGACAAATGGTGCGGGTAAATCAACCTTTATGGATGCGATATCATTCGGTCTATTTGGTAAACCTTTTCGCCGAGTTAAAATCGGTCAACTTGTCAATTCTATAAATCAAAAGAATATGATGGTTGAACTTGAATTTAGCGTAGGCGGAAAGGAGTACCTTATCAAAAGAGGTCTCAAGCCAGCAAAGTTTGAGATTTTTGTAGACGGACAAATGTCTGACCAGATGGCTTCTGCCAGAGATTCCCAAGATTTCTTAGAGCGATATATTCTAAGAATGAATGAGAAATCCTTTAGACAGATAGTTGTTCTTGGTAGTGGTTCTTTCATACCATTTATGAGATTAGCCGCTGGAGATAGACGTTCAATTATTGAGGAACTTCTTGATATTCAAATTTTCTCTGTTATGAATGACCTAGTTAAGGGTCGAGTAACGGACAATAAAATGTCTATTCAAGAAGTTGCCCATAAAATCGAACTGCTCGAACAAAGCATTAGTTTACAAGAGAGCCATATTAAATCGCTCGAAGAGTCCGATGCTCATTTAATGCAGAGCAAAAAGGATGAGTTAGCACAAAGTTCCGAACAAGTCCGTACTATCACGGCCCAAATTGAGGAACTTAAAAAAGAGGTAGGAAGTTATACTGCCAAGAAAAATAAGAAGGTGAAGTTAACAAACTTCCATCATACCTTCAACACGAAGAAAAATCATCTTCAAAACTTAATTAGTTCTGTTACAAATAATTCAGAATGCCCAGAGTGTCTCCAAGGTATTTCTCACGAACATAAAGAGAAAGTTACTACAGAGATGGGTGCAAAATCTGATGAAATGGATTTGGCAATTGCTGAAGTAGATTTAGAGTTGGCAACTATCAATGATGATATCCGAGTTATCGAAAGTGTCCTATTAGCGATATCTGAGAGACAAAGTTCCATCAATGGTATTAATGAGTATATTGGGAAAATTCAAGGTGAACTGACCAATCAAATTACCGAAAGTGACCAACCTAGTGACCAAGACGAAATAGTCAAAAGCAAAGCATTATTGGATTCCAAACGAACTGATAAATATGACTTACAGGAAGAAAAACATCACCTGAACACCGCACAGGAATTGCTGAAAGATAATGGTATCAAAACTGTCATCATTCGGAATTACCTACCCCTTATTAACCAACTGATTAATAAGTACCTCTCGGCATTGAATTTCAATATAGCCTTCCAGTTAGATGAGTCATTTAATGAGACAATCAAGAGCCGTGGTAGAGATGCTTTTCAATATGGCTCCTTCTCTGAAGGTGAAAAACTGCGTATTGACTTAGCCCTACTTTTTGCCTGGCGTGAGGTAGCAAAATTGAAATCCTCTGTATCAACCAATCTCCTCATCCTCGATGAGATATTTGATAGCAGTCTGGACTCTACAGGAATCGAAGATTTTCTAGGCATCCTAAACGCCTTGGACGATAATACCAACGCATTTGTCATATCCCACAAGGGTGACCAGATATTGGACAAGTTTGGAAGGGTAATTTCAGTCGAAAAAGCGAAAAACTTCTCATCCCTTGTGACAAATTAGTCACAAAAAGCACTTATTTTCATTTATTTTCAATTATTTTTGAAAATCGAGTAAAATCAATGACTTAGAGATTGAAAATAAGTACGATTTTACTTGACATATACCTATTCTCCACGTATAATATGTATATAAGATTGAGAAATAAGACATTAGAGGAGAGTTTATGAGTCAGCAAACAAACCAAGCAATTAATACTGAGTCTAAAAATTCATTAGCACGTTTGATGGCTACTGAAAATCTTCAGATTGAACACGCCAAAGTGGCTACTGCCTCTTTTGATGTTAAAAATCGAGTTCTTCGATTACCTCTCTGGAAAGATATGAATAATGAGACATATGATGGACTGATTGGCCACGAAGTTGGTCACGCCTTATATACATCATATGAAGATTGGGGAAGTTTTGTTGAGGATTTCCCAGACCTTAAAGATTATGCTAACATCATTGAAGATGCCCGCATTGAAAAAAAGATGAAAATCAAATACCCCGGAATGAAGAAAACCTTCTTTTCGATGTATGATACCCTACGCAAGCAAGATTTCTTCGGTACCCAAGGTCGAGACCTTGAGAGTTTCGGTTTTGCTGACCGACTTAACATTCACTTCAAATTGGGTGTTCGAGCGGAAGTCCCATTCTCTGATGAAGAGATTCTTTTCAGAAATCGAGTAGCGGCTGCCGAGACATTTGAAGATGTGGCGGCTCTTGCCAAAGAACTTGGTGAGTTTGCTAAAAAAGAAGCGGCTGAAACGAACCAAGATGATATCGAAATGATTCCTCAAAATATTGAGGATGACGATGATGGCGACTACGAATATATTGAAGTCCCAGTTTCATCTCAGCCTTCAGAAAAGAAGGATGATGATTCCGAAGAGAAGGAAGAGAAAAAGACTGTAATGAGTGTTAAATCAGCGGAGCCTGAGGATGATGATTCCGAAGAGGATGATGAAGAGGATGAGACTGAATCACCAAATGCTGGTGGTGAAGAAAACCTCGAAAGTTTCCAGAATGAATTAACTCCTACTCCTGAAACGGTTAAAAACTTTGAAGAGGCAATGGAAAATCTTGCTAATCCAGATGCAAAAGAGCCAGTCTACCTTGACTTGCCAAAAACGAATTACAAAAATGCAATTGTCGGATGGAAAGAAAATCTAAAAGACCTTTCTGAGCATTGGACAAATACTGAACATTTTGCAAACTACTACGAGCCTGAAATTCAAGTCCGTGAAAAAGTCAGAAATGAGACCAATTTTCGAGTTTGGAAAAAAGACACCAATCAGATTGTTAACTATATGGTTAAAGAATTTGAAATGAAGCAAGCCGCTACGGCACACCGTAGAACGGCAGTTGGTCGCTCCGGTGTTCTTGATATGAATAAACTTCACCAGTACAAAACTGATGAAGACATTTTCAAACGAGTTACCTCGGTTAAAGATGGCCGTAACCACGCTCTAATGATGTTTGTTGACTGGAGTGGTTCAATGAGTGGCAAAATGCAAGCCACTATGAAACAAACCTTGACTTTGGTAATGTTTGCCAAGAAAGTCGGAATTCCTTTCAGAGTTTATTCCTTCTCTAACTCAAGCCAATTATGTGAGAAGTTGGGATATAAAGATAGCCCATTCTACTCTAGGAATCAAAATCCTACCCAACACCTTGCAATGGACCATCTCGGAATGAACGAATATTTCAACGAGAAAATGTCCTCCAAAGATTTCAATAAGCAATTACAGAATATGTTTTTCCTTGGAAAGTCTCTTGACTATAACGGATTACGAGTTCCAGTTAATCACGGAATGAGTTCTACTCCTTTGAATGAATGTATTGTCGCTTCTTATGATATGATTTCAGATTTCAAAAAAGAGACCGGGAAAGAAAAAATCAATGCGATTTTCCTGACTGACGGTGGCTCTGATTGTAACACTACTTACTATGCAGACCAAAATGCCGAATCAAGTTTTCTCGGCCACAGTTCAAGAGAATATATGATTCTTCGAGATACCAAAACCAAACAGTCAATGAGTGGTCTTGGAACTCGAGGCGGTCTAACTCAGTCCCTTTTAGAGAACCTCAGAAATCGTTGTAAAATTAACGTGATTGGATTCCACATCACTGACCGCAGAACGATTAATCAAACAATCAGTTGGGGTCTCGGATATGATGAAGGAGCCAAAATGAAGACCTTCGTTAATAAGAATGGTTATGCTCCAATGAAACAAACGGGTTACAATACATACTTCCTAATTAACGATAAAGCCCTTGATAAGGAAGCAGAATTTGACAGTCTGGAAACAGCCAGAGACAATTCTGGGAATGTTCAAAAGGGTCAACTTCGCACTCAATTCAAAAAATTCACCTCGGCTCGAAAAGTCAATAAAATGATGCTGAATGAATTTGTTGCCTTGGTGGCTTAAATGGAGAACTGGAAAATGAATAAACTAATGAGCGGACTATTTATCGGAACTACTATAGCAATGGTATCGGCAGTCGCCTACGTGGCCTTGACGATTCCAGATGTCCACGTGAGTTATTCCACGAATGATTGTGTGGAAGTCGTTAATTGGTCAGATACCAAATACAGTTGTGAGAATATGCCCAAGAAATACAACCACGTATGGGTAAAATGAGCAAAAAACCTGTGATATATATGTCACGGAATTCGATATTTTGGAACTATTTTTGGAAATTGTTTAAAAACAGATACTTACAGACGAAAAAAAGTGAAAAAAAATGACGATTTTTGTTGACACCATCTGCCAACCTGCTATAATGTTTATATGATGAAAAATCAAGAGTTACCCAGAGATATGATTATTCCCGAAAACAACCGAGACCTTTCCTCGAAAAGAAACGTCCGCTGGTTGCTTCGGAATTTAGCGGTTCATAATCATACTCATCCTGAGTTCATCGAAGTGATGGCTCAATTAAAAACTCTATCTAAATAACCAACCAAAGGAAGATACAATATGGATAATTATTTTGTTCAAGTGACTAATCAAGACGGCTCATTAGATAAATGGGTTCAACTAAGCCAAGTTCAGGCCAATTACATTTATGCCGAGCAAGTAGAAAAGTTCGGAATGAATGCAGTAATCACTGGTCGAGAGGGTTAATGGAGCCGACTGTAACAATAGTTTGCTTAATACAAATCGTAGTCGCAGTATTTATTCTGGGAGCCAATATAAATGATTGAATCAGATATGAGAGATTTTGCCCAGTTCCGAATCGGTGACCGAATCCGATGCCTTAAAAACAATCAAGATGGTGTGGTTCGGGGATTGCTTTGCACTTTCCCAACAAGTAACACTGGAATTCTTGGTTACCAAGACCTGACTGACCCTGCTATCATATACACCGTTCAATTCGGTGATGAGGATATGTTATTGTGGGGTGAGGATATGAGGAGTCTCCAATATCAATTATGCTTTGATTTTATGTATAAACACGATGATTGGGACCCACAATTCGAGTGTGGTGAAATAAACACTAAAAAAGATGAAAATAAATTGAAAATAAGTGAAAAAAGGGTTGACATCTAGGAAAAACCCTGTATAATAGTATATGTTGAGTGAGAAAAAGAGTTAAATTATATAATGAGGAGTTCAAATATGAGTAACAAAAAAGTAACAGTTAATGAGTTTGCAGCCGCATCAAAAGAGTTGCTAGGTACCACAGAGATTACAAAAGCCCAGATGAAGGTAGTTTCAAATAACTACGGCATCTGTGTCCCAACCGCAGTTAAGTATGCTGAAAAGTCTCCAGCGGGTCTTTCCATTATTCCTTTTGATGATATAGTCGATGCCCCGATACGCCAAGTTGCTATCCCACGCCCGATTGCGAAACCCACCGCACCTGCTCCAGAGCAAATGCCTTTAGAAACAGCCGCAAATCCAGTCGCTATGGCTTCTAGGACTGCCGCTGTCGAACTTGATGCTACCATCTCGTTCATTCCTAAAGTTGACAATTCATTTGTTCCTTGGGGAAACATTGGTGATATTAAAAAAATCATAAAATCTCGTTTGTTCTTTCCTGTTTATTTAACGGGTATGAGCGGTAACGGTAAAACATTCGGAATTGAACAGACCTGTGCTATGCTTGGTCGTGAAATGATTCGAGTGAACTTTACCTCTGAAACGGATGAAGATGATTTGTTCGGTGGGTTTCGCCTCGTGAATGGCGAAACAGTGTTTCAATACGGTCCAGTTGTCGAAGCAATGAAACGTGGAGCAGTTCTACTTCTCGATGAAGTGGATTTGGGTTCCAACAAGATTATGGCTCTTCAATCTGTCCTGGAAGGAAAGGGTTATTTCATTAAGAAACGTGCCGAGTGGGTTCAACCCATCGATGGTTTCACTGTCATTGCTACTGCCAATACAAAAGGTAAGGGTTCTGATGATGGACGATTTATCGGAACGAATGTAATGAACGAGGCTTTCCTTGACCGTTTCTCAGTTACGATGTATCAGCCTTATCCTTCAGAAGCCATTGAGAAGAAAATCCTTTTCAAAGCCGCAGAGGGATTTGGGATTGAGTCTGAAGCACTTGGAAAGTTCATCCCGAACCTCACAATGTGGGGCGATATTATCAGGAAGACTTTTGAAGAGGGTGGGGTGGATGAGATAGTTTCAACCCGACGTTTGGTTGATATATTGAAATCCTTCTCAATCTTCCAAGACCGTGGTAAAGCAATCAAGATGGCAATCGAGCGTTTTGATGATGAAACCCGTGAGTCTTTTATGAGCCTTTATGAGAAAATAGATGCAGGGGTTGGAACATACCCACCATCTGGTGAACAAGGTGAAGCAGAAGAAATGGAAGATGAACCTACAAACGATAGTGAATATGCCTAGTGCATAAAGAGTTACTCCGAGGGTAGTTTAACCCTCACTCAACAGCCACCTGGCCCACTCCTCTTTGGGTCGGGTGGCACCTTATTATAAAAAACGATGGAGATACCAATGTCGGAAGAAGAAACCAAAACGCCAGAACCAAAATATATATTTACTTCTCCTGATGGTGGTAACACCATTGCGAGTACTCCGATAAATGAAAAATATCAATCGACATTTAGTTTTATGTCCGAAAATGGTGATATGATATCGAGTATGAGTGAACCAACAATTACGTATAATGGTCAAACAATTACTGCTGGTGATAATGCTTTTCCAGCCCCATTTCAATGGAGATACGGTGAGGGCTCTGTATTAGACGACCTACGTTCTCATATAGAAAGCACATATACGAGTCACTATACCAACAAAAATGACGAGGTCCAGACTCTGGATGTGTTTGCCCATCGAGGTACTTTGGGCTCAACCTCTATCGATAATGCTATCAAATATTTGATGCGATATGGGAAGAAAGATGGTAAGAATGAAAAAGACCTCATTAAGGCTATGCACTATTTGGTGCTTGCAACCGCATACGAGCGGAAACTAAAAAAGACTTGACAAGAACCATCGTTCCTGTTATAATGTTACTATTAAATCAATAGGAGTTATATATTATGAAATTAAGTGATACTACCCTTGAGGTGCTGAAAAATTTCGCCTCAATCAACCAGTCGATTCTCTTTACAGAGGGAAACGAATTAAATACCGTTTCGGTACAAAAGAACGTCTTGGGTTCTGCTACTGTGGCCGAGACGTTTAAATCCTCTAATGGTGAAGATTTCGCCATCTATGACCTGAACGAGTTTTTGTCTGTGGTCTCATTGTTTGATGACCCAGATGTAGAATTTGGTGAAGGCTCTGCTACTATTACAGATGCAGGTGGCACCAACGTAACATATTGGTTTGCCGATAAGGAAATCATTGTTTATCCCACCAGCAAAATTGAGATGCCTGATGCAGAGGTTAAATTCACTCTGACGGCAGCCTGTCTCGATAAGTTGCAACGAGCAACTGGAACTCTAGCAGTCCCAGACTTGGTTCTCCGACGTGGTACTGATGACCCATCGAAGATTGTGGCAGAGGTTCTCGATAAACGAAGTGATACCTCGAACACGTTCTCCGTTGAAGTTGGTACGTACTCTGGTGAAGGCCAGTTCAAGTTCTACTTCCTTAATGAACGTATGAAGATGTTGCCTGGGGATTACGATGTCCAGATTTCATCTAAGAAGATTTCCAAGTTGACCTCGAAAGATGGTAAACTTACTTACTGGATTGCCTTAGAACAGGACTCAACCTATGAATAAAGATTTTCTCTGGGTAGAAAAGTACCGCCCTCAGACAATCGATGAATGTATTCTTCCACAATCGCTGAAGGAGACATTCGGTGAATTTCTGAAAAATGGAGATATGACTAATCTCCTTTTGTCGGGTTCAGCAGGTACTGGTAAGACTACCGTAGCGAAAGCCCTTTGTGCTGAATTGGGATATACTACATTATTAATTAACGGTTCTTTGGACAGAAATATTGATACCTTGCGTAATGATATTTCTACATTTGCCTCAACTGTATCCTTTGATGGTGGCAAGAAATGTGTCATACTTGACGAAGCGGATTATCTTAATCCACAATCTTTTCAGCCAGCACTCAGAGGATTCATTGAGCATTTTTCTAAGAACGTAAGGTTCATTCTGACTTGTAATTTCAAGGACAAGATTATTGAGCCGATTCACTCTCGAACTACATATATTGACTTTAGAACGGGTGCAGACGATAAGCCAGTTCTAATGGGCGAATTTATGAATCGAATTATTAATATTCTTGGAACTGAAGGTATTCGCATTGATTCTAAGCCTGCTATTGCAGAATTAGTTAAACGACATTATCCAGATATGCGAAGAACTTTAAATGAACTCCAACGATACGCCTCAGGTGGTACCATAGATAAAGGTATCCTTGTTCGTGGTGGAGAAGTGAATGTTGAAGGCCTTATGGGATTCTTGAAAGAAAAGGATTTCGGTAAGACTCGACAATGGGTTGTAGATAATATCGATATCGACCCAGTGCATATTTATCGCCATATTTACGACAGTATGCACAAATATCTCGCCCCTCAAAGCGTACCTCAAGTGGTATTGCTTATTGCGGACTATCAATATAAACAAGCATTCGTTCAGGATGCTGAAATTAACCTAGTCGCTTTCTTAACTGAAGTGATGGTGGAGGTAGAATGGAAATCGTAGAAACTTCAAAGAAAATCGACAAGTGGATGGATGCTCGTGGTATCACTGATAATGGTACTGCATTGGGTCAAGCAATTAAGACCCTAGAGGAAACCACTGAACTGCTAGATGCAATCAACCATAATAATACGGCTGAGATTAAGGATGCAATTGGCGACATTTATGTAACTATCCGAGGAGTTTGTAGGGTACTAGACCTATCTATGGATGAATGCGTTTTTATGGCGTATAATCAAATTAAAGATAGAACTGGTCATCTCACCTCTGAAGGTGTTTTTGTAAAGGACGAATAATGGCACATTTCCCAGTAGTGACTGAAAAGAAAGCCCGCAAACTTATTGAAACTAGGAAGAATATTGTATTTGTTCACACCAAATCCACTTGTCCAGTTTGTGATGTATTCGTACCAAATGTTCTTGTACCAATTTCTAAGGACCCGAAGTATTCTGATATCACGTTTTATGAGATTGTAGATAGTTTGACGTTCCCAGTAGGAGCCCATCCAGTGACATATTTCTTTCGAGAAGGACTATGTACTCAGCATCCCGCAGGTGCCGCACCAGAAGATGCGGTACGGACTATGCTTGATACGATGTATTTGGGTAGACTCGCTCCTATGCTTGATATAAAGACCTCATAATGGCTGATTTATTCAAAGAAATACTCCCAGACCTTAATTATGGTCATAAAAATCTAATTCGCACAGGTGAGATGGATGAAGCGGAATTCGGAAGAAATTCGTTTATCATCAATCGTGCCTTATCAATGTCTGTGGATACAATATTCTACTCAAATGAGATGAATCAAAAGTACCAACTCGCTCCTTTGCTACAATACGACTATTTTATAAATAGTCTGAGAAAGAAGAAGCGGTACTCTAAGTGGGCTAAAGCCACTAAAGCACCCGCCAATCTGGAACTAGTAAAGACATATTATAATTATAATGAGCAGAGGGCACGGGAAGTCTTGGAACTTCTCTCCGAAAAGCAACTCGAGGAAATCGCTCAAAAGTTGTCAAAAGGCGGTACTAATAATGATGCAACAACAAGGAAAACAGAATGAAGAACTAGTCGAATGGAACCCTTCGGATATGGTGAAGGTGACTTTTGCCGAGGATGATGACTTTTTAAAAATTAAAGAAACCCTAACCAGAATGGGTGTCGCATCGAACCGAGACAAAGTGCTTTATCAAAGCACACACATTCTTCACAAACAAGGACAATATTATATTGTTCATTTTAAAGAATTATTTGCCTTAGATGGCAAACCAACAAATCTTACTACAGTTGATGTAGAAAGAAGAAATGCAATTATCAGTCTGCTCCAAGAATGGAATTTACTGAAAGTTGTAGATGAAAAACAATTACAGCCAATGGGGAATGTTGGACAGTTTAAGATAATATCGTTTAAGGAAAAGCCTAATTGGGAATTGGTTCCCAAGTATAACATAGGTGTAAAATACTAACAAGTTGGAGTTTATATAATGAGTGAGAAGTTTGAGAAAATTTGGTCAATACCACATAATGATATGCTGAGATGTGTGATGGATGGGCCTGACAATTTTCTGAGATACGACACTACTGACCAAGACGATGAGACCTTTTTCTATAACGTAATCAAAAACGCAGACCAATCCTTTCGTGATGAAATAGACGATATATATTTTGCCAAAGATTTCCATTATAAATTCGCAGGTACAAACAGGCGATATGGAGATGTTATGGGCAAGAATGCTACTGACCTCCAGATAGACAATCTATTTAAGATACAGGAAAAATGGGGAATCCCTGCTTCACTGACTATCAATCAAGAAACTCATCCCACCGAAATAATCATAGACCCAGATATTAAAAAGCAATTCGTCAATTTTATTGGTGAGTTCTATGAACGTGGTCTGAGAATATGCACCATTTCTAATATTCATCTAATGGGAACTGGAATTCTACAGAAGAATTTCCCAGAAATGAATTGGAAAAATACTGTTAATCATATTGTGGGCAATGCTCAACAAATGGTCGACCTGCACGTTCTTGGTTATAACTATATTCAACTTGATAGACAACTCAATAGGAATATGGCTAATCTAAGGCGTATGTCTAAAGTGGCAAAAAATAGGGGAATTAAAACTTATCTTTTAGCATCCGAAGGCTGTATGCCTTTTTGTCCATTCAAAGAAGAACACGATATTGTTCAACCCTGGATTGGCTCGAATCAAGGTGGAAGTTATTTTGGTACACTGAATAAAATCTCTTGTGATAAATGGAGATTTCCAGACAGACAGGGTCAAATGCCACGAATTGGAACATCTTGTGTATGGGATACTAATGAACGATTTGATAAATATAATGAGTTAGTCGATGTTTTCAAATTCAGTGGTCGATTGATAAAAGGACTGCAAGGTGCATCCGAACAATCGAGAGCCGTTTGGTCATACATAGATAAGAAAGCAGATGTGATTTTTATGGGCAAATGTTTTGAAGATGTGTATAATAATGGCCAAGGCTTTTTGAGCAATTGGAATGGACTAGGATATGTTACTGTAGACCCGAGCCAAGAAAAAGATTATTTTCTAGGGAATCCCGGAGTCGGAGAAAGATGTCTTGACTATTTCAAGAACGTAGAGCATCCATACAACACTGATGCTGGTAGGAAAATGGCTAAAGCCCTTCCTAATTGTAAGAACCAATGTTATGATTGTCATTTATGCGAAGATGCTTACGGATTTGACCACTTCGACTCATTGGCACAAGTTAATAGAACGGAAAATTCTGATTATTCGATGGATAATCTAAGGAATATTTCAGTAACCAATAATAGAATAGATGCCGTTTCTAAAGCATAAATATAGTATATAACGGAGAATAAAATGGCAGACATAGAAACACAAGATGGTTCAGTTGAAGAAGCAAGTTTTGATTGGGGATTCTCCTTTTCAGATACCGATGCAGATTCGACAACCGCAGACGTAGTACAAAAAACGACAACTCAAGTCGCGGCAGACTTGGGTCCCATTGTTGCTAAACTAGATGCAATCATAGCCTTGATTCCAGTTGATGGAATTGAAGCCGCTGAGGCTGTTGATTTATCGGGTCTGGAAAATAAACTAGACCAAATTATAGCACTAGAAAAAGTTGATGCTTTAACCGCTGGCGATATGCCAGACCTGAGTCCTCTCGAAACGAAACTAGATAAAATTCTAGCGAAGGATACAGTAGTTAATGCACCAGAAGTGAATGTAGATTTATCTTCAATTACAGATAAACTAGAAACACTTGAAGTTTCCGTAAACGAGGTCCGAGATTTGGATTTTGATAAAGACGGGACTGTGGACTTTGGCGATATCAATAATAATCTAGCCGACCTACTA